ACAAGTTGAACTCCCCTGTCATTATCACAGGTGGCATTCCAAGTAGCGCTAGTGCTAAGAGTGGCTTCTGCTGATATAGTAGCCAGCGCGCCAGAACCGTCAAGATAAGACGTACGATTCAAGTGAGTCAGCATCTTCCTGTAAGCACCATCAACTTCAGATACTAAGGTGTCAATAAAAACGCCTTCGTTGACTTTACCTTTATCAATAGCCAATCCAGTCAGTTTGATCTTTCCATCAATACTTATTGGCTGAATAGTCCACTGGTCATATCTACTGGCTGATTCATCAGGAAGCTTATCAGTTTCACCACGACCACCAACACCACCAGGAAGAGAAATTCTAGCAGCTCCGGTAAAACCACTACCACCTATTTTCTCAGGAGCAATAGGTAGCAGATTCCATAGCGTATGTTCCTCGGCAAAGTTGTCTGCCATACCATCATAGATGGTTCTGAAGACATCGGCCAAGGAAGTCGTAGAAGCTGTGTTTATAGCCATTTCGCTTTATCTCCTATTTCAATTTTATTTTTTTAGATTCAAATAAATTCCTTAAAGCTTTATGGCGATCATCCATACTTTTGTATTTCTTGGCAGTTATGCCGGTTGAAGAATCTATAACGGGTGAAATTATTGGATCATCGGTAATCTTACCCTCTTTAATATCTTTAATAAGGGCTTCCCTATAATCCTTTAGCACCTTAGACAAATTGGAAAAAGCTTTGGTTGTAGCCTTTTGATCCAGTACGTCAAAATCAAAGGCCCCGTCGTTATCCTGATTACCTAAAAGTTTCTGGATAAAAGCTTTGTCCGCATCCAACTCTTGGCTATCAACGAACTTATCAACGGTTGTGTAATATCTATTCCAACCCTGCTCAATCTTTTTCTCTTCCAGCTTTTCCTGCTCCGTTGATCGCTTACTTTCTCTCTCTTTCTTTAATGCTTCTTCCAGCCTAGCAGCTCGTTCTTCAGGAAGTTCATCGTCTCGTTCTGCGAAAATTTCTTGGTCTGCTTTCCACGCATCATACTGCTGCTTCCACTGATAGGCCTTCTTTAACTCATCGGGGTCGGCTTCGCCTAATGACTCTTTCACTCTAGTAGCTTCTATCATTTCCTCAAAAGCATCGCTGACAGAGTCAAACCCCATATCCTTGACTTTACTTTCAAGCTCTTGATACTGCTTTTCGGTTTGTCTCAGATTCTTAAACCTTGGATCTTTATCCCAAGGCATATGCTCGTCGGTGGACGAATCCGTTGAGTCTCCAATTCCTGCGTCCTGGCTATCTGATGGTTGCGACCCATCTATTGCGCTGTTGTCTAAATCTTCTACAGGTTCCGCCCCTGCATCTTGCGGTGTTTTATTATCTACCATTGTAATTTCCTCCATAGCCGCCTGATTTCTTTCGAATGTCAGACGTTATTTTTATGTAATGTCTAATCCTTGTATCTGTAAATCGACACAATTATACTCTTTACCTTCCAAACTATCTGAAATGTTTATACCAACGACCTCCATTTGTACCTCGGCCGTTATGATATCGCCTATGTTAAAATCTTTTACTTCCATATCCAACTTGTCCAGCTCTTCAGTTTCCAGAGCTATTTTAAGTCTGTAGGAATATTCTGGTTCCGAATAGTCCTCCGACATAACAGCTGGACCAACAGTGGTTTTCAATTTTTTGGATTTTCTTTTTAAGTCTGTCATCTTAAGCTCCTTCACTTAGTGGTGATGGCGCTCCTCCAGGAGGTTGTTTACCTTCCACCTCAGCCATCATTTGTATCTGTGCTAGTTGATTAGCTTGATTCTTTGCTATCTCTTCGTCCATAGCCCATTTATGTACCGCAGCGTGAGCTATCACGTAACCTTGATGTTCTTTGTCTAAACCTCTAAATTCATCACTAAGTATGAACCTTGTGTGACAATCATAGTGAATGCCATGATTATCAAACTCAAACAACGGATCCATCTGCACGGAGTTTTCTACGGGGCCTAACCTCTCGCCGGTGTTGGGGTCATATTCAAATTCTGTTATGTAGATACCCTCACCATTGAAGTCCCCATCAGCCATGCGAATATTCTCATCTTCGGCTCTATTGGCGTGAATGTTAGGAGCATCTCCTATTAGATCACCTAATCCCATTTTACGCAGCATTTCTCTCCTACTCGATGGGTCCATACCTATCTGACCTGACTGCATCAGCATTAGTAATGACTGAGCCTCACTGGCTTTCGACTTGAATACGCTTCTTGTTGGCTCTAATCTTATATCCGTATTATTTCTGAGGTCTGCCTTGTTAAAATATTTAACACTAATGTTTTCCCAAGGCCCCTTTATCTTTATTTTCTTACTATCAGGATAAACTTTTCTGCCCCATATTAGTCTCTTTCTGTAATCCCGCTCCATATTTCTGTAGAAATCTTTGATGAACGGTGTATGTGTAGACTCTGCGGCTTCCTGTAAAATGTCTACCAACTTACCTGAGGCGTCCGAGGTTGGGACTTCTCCTCTTAAGACATAGTTAGGGTTACCTGAGGAATCCTGAATGACTTGGCGTAACCTTTCTCTTTGGTTTGCGACTTCGGCGGGTAGGGGAATACCATTATCAAACTTGGGTGGAATTCCACCAGTTCTAATGGCGTCATAAGTTAGAACAAGTATATCGTCTCCTCTATTAGACAATCTCTTGATTTTACCGCCATCGGGCATTACCACTCTGGTTCTACCCAAACTCCGCCTATTGATTGAGAACGCCTGGTCTATCTTGTTTATCTCATCCTGTGGAGATATTAAGTCGGCCATATACGATTTGGACCAAAATACTCCTGGAAGTTTGTCAAACCCATAATGAGTAAAAGTATAGTCCCACTCACCTTTATTGGACGGTGTTGGTAATCTAGGAATGTCATATATCTCAGTATCATTAGCGTATACAATATATCTACCATTAGGATGTGCCTTAGTCGGTTTGAACTCTACTTCCTTGAACTCTACGTAATCCGTTATTTCGCTTGCAATGTCATCAAATACCTTACGAGATTTATAACCTTCGGGGTCATTCACGTACTTACCCAAAGCATATATGTATTTCAATCTCTCGTGGTCAGGATCGCTCTTTATTTCCATTTTGAACGTGTCTTCTACCCATTCTTTATCCTTATAGGTAAACATGCCCACATATCTTTTCTTTCGCAGCGTGTCCCCTATAGTATCGACAATCATATTGAATGGCATAATGGCTTCCGTTATTACCTTACCCTTCTTTATTACTTCACCATCTTCGGTCACACCATACGTCTCGTCATTGTATCCGAAAGTTCTGGAGAAAGCGTCTCCAAATATCAAATGCCATTTACATAATTTTGCCTTCTCATCATCGAAAGCATAGTCGTCTGTGGCGTCCATATCGGAAATGAGATATTCAGCCATCTGAGACGCTTTTATATCTTCTGGGCTATTACTGTTGGGCCATACTCTCGGCACGTAATCGCCTTTGAGTATTAGTGCGGCTTCGTCTCTAACGGCTGGTCTGATATAGTTGGATACCGGCAAGGGCTTACCAAAGTTGTTTAATAACCGCAGCCACCTAACCCTCACATCATCATACTGTAACCACTGGTCTCCGTCGTAATAAAGTAAATATTTAAACCATAGAGCTTCTAACCTTCTCTGCATCATATCTTCCTTGTGATGCGTGAATATATCATTCATAAGCTCTTTGGATTCACGTTCGCTTAAGTTTTTCTTAGCCACTGTTTATTTCTCCTATATAATAGGTTCAGTATTTCGAGCAGACATCTCATCAATTAACTGATCTTTCTGATACGCATCCAAATAAGATTTGCCCATTGTATAATTTTCATAATTACGAGACATTAGTTTGTCTAATAACTGCTGTCGTTCCTTATCCCACTGCCGTTTGTCCAAATAATTCATAACTCCTTGATAAACCAATAATGCTCCCATTGATACAAGTACTATAATAGTCATAATATCTCCTTAGCCTAACCTTTCTTATTCTTTTTCCACTGATTAAATGATAGAGGTATATCACCTTTACTTATCATTTGTTTTCTATATTTTAGGTATGCTGCCATTGTTGGTCCAGCCATTATCTTTTCCTCTTTCTAGCCATTTTTTTGAAAGTTGCCGCAAGGTTAGCTCTTTTGCGAGTCGTGGGATCTTTACTCTTTTTACCTGCTGCAATACAAGCTGCGTTAACACCACCAAATCCTTGTTTTTTACACCAAGCGGTAAAAGCGCCTTCTTTTAAATCGGCGGCTTGAATCCATTTCTTTGATTTCTTTTTAGCCATTAATATTCTCCTAACCAAAAATGTCTTCGAATTCCCATTCTTCTTCTACTACATCTCCGCCCTGAGCGTATTCATTCTCCTTAATAGCTTCGATTCTCTCTTTGCGTCTTTTCTCTGCGAACCTCCGTGACATCTCATCTAAGTCCGCCACTTTACTTTCCCACTCTTTTTGTTCTATTACCGACTTACTAACTTCGGTATCTATTGGTCGAGCCATAAATGCGTGGCAAACTGAATCAAATATATGGTCTTCAACTTCTCCACCAGTTTCGATGTATTCAGGATCAGGTCCAGTAATAGCGAATTGTAGCAGTGGTATAGTCCTAATAAACTCTTTGCACTTAGGATAAACCTGAAACATAGGTTGTTCTTTGAGATTTCCGTCCTCATCGATATTGTAACGTAATCTCTCGTGGAATTGCCTAATCTTGGGTTTCCTTGAGTCGTCTGCGGGTCTAAGTTGCATTCCATATTTCTCGAATACTTCCGCAGTGGACGGCCCCGGTATCCCTCTTTTTATGTCAAATCTGGTATTGAAACAGTCCCTACCCGCCAGCCTCATGAGATATGGTCTTCCCCATATACCCATCTGTTTCTCTTTCTCAACGATGGCTTCCGCTATCTTGCTATCAGGCCACCGCAATCCTTGGTTCGGCTGTCCGTTCCAGCCGTAGAATTCGTCGAACAGATATAATCTGTAATCGTTATCTTCCCAGAACCAGTTACAGGAAAATGGTGCTCTTAGTCCCCAGTCAAACGTAAAATATATAGGCGCATTCTCCGGTATTGGTATATCCTGTTTCAGTACGTGGAATTCTCTGTGGAAATTAAACGCCTGTCCTAAATGGATATCCCATCTACCATCTAACCATGCGGTCCTTAGAGGTTCGGGCATGGCGTCTACCCTCGCTCTGTATCCTGGGTCAAGATCCATCAAGGTCGGGTTGTCTTCCATTAGAGCTGGAATGAACTGTCTTAACATT